AGCGCGCGTAGTCGCCGTGGAGCGAGTCGTGCGCCGCGAGCTTCCTGTCGTGCCCGTCGTGTCGCTGGTCGTGCGTGGCAAGTCGCGCGTCGTGACTTTCGACCTTGCCCATGATTAGGTCGTGGCGAGCGATTGCGGCGAGCTGGTTGGTTTTGTCTTGCTCGTCGAGCCGCTCCCATAGCTCGGGCGTCGTCTGCGGCGGAGGCCGAGACGTGTGCGCCAGGCGCGGATCGGTATCGCGGTCGGTGTCAGTCATGGCGCAGACTTGTCGTCGACGACCACGCCGTCTCGGTAGGCCGCGCCCTCTACGTCGTAATCGATGATTTCGAGATCCATTGTTGTGCTCCTCAGATATCCGCAGTCATGCGCGTGACTCCGCGCGAGTCGATCCAAACTTCGGCTTTTTTTCCGTTGCCGACGAGGATCGCCGTACCTGCCGCACACCTCACGTTCACGCTAAACGCGCCAGTGCACCGGTTGTCGAGCCACTTGCGATAGCCTTGCGCGTCGGTCGCGGTTGGAAGAACGAGATCGCGATTGGCCGTGATGGCGCCCGTTGTAGCAATGCATGTCTGCGTGTAGACGGCGGCCGCTGGCGTCTGATTCGCGTCGGCCATGGCCTGCGTACCGACTCCGTTGACAGAGCCCCATGCGGTGCCGTTGCCAACTTGCGCGAGGCCTTCACTGTGTATCCCTGCGGAGTTGTCCCACTTGCTAACCGCGGCTCCGCCAGCGAAGGACACGTTGACCGTGCCGCCTCCGATGCGCGCGTTGATAAATAGGTTGGAGGAGTCGCTGTACACCGCAGGGTTGCCGCTAGTGCGCGCGGTAGCGTTCGGCAGCAGCCATAAACCCGCATACGATGTTTCGTAGCTCGTTAGGGGTCCTAGGGCCGCGAGGTAGTCGGTTCCGCCGCCGCCTGCGGTAATGTGGCCGTGCGTGGCGTCTATGGTTGCGCGAGTTGTGCCTCCAAAAGAAATTGCATACTGCGTAACCGCAGCGGCGAAGGCGAACGTAAACGGGCTCGCCTGCGAGCCGATGGCGACGGATGTGCCCGTGCCGCCTGCGCCCGTAATCGAGACGGTGTAGAACGCGCCCGACGCGGCAAGGGTTCCGTCACCAGAGACCGCAACGAACGCGACGTCGGTCACGCCCGCATTGACGACGGGGATTTGTCCGGCGACCGTGCCGTGGATCGCGGCTGCGTCCTGCGCTCCTGCGGTGATGTGCGGAAGGCCGGTGCCGGTGGGGACTGAGCCGCCGCCTGCAGTAGGCGCGGCGACCGTCGCAAACCAGTTGGTCCCGTCGCTCTCGAGTCGCACCATCACGCGATTGGTCGAGAGGGCGAACTGACTCGGCGCTCCGTTGATCGTCTCCGCTCCGTTCTGCAGAATGCTCGCGTTGTTGACTGCTGCGTTGCCCGTCTTGTCGAGGAACCACAGCACACGGCCTGCCGTCGGCGCTGGCAGCTTGGCTTTGCTGTTGGCAACGGAGGTGTCGAAGTCGAGAAGCGTGTCAGGCGCGGCTCCTGAATCGATGTTCCAGGTCACCCCGCTGACAAGGCGCTGCGCTAACGGCGTTGACAGTAGTGCCGATACAGTGACCTGTTTTGTGGCTGCTCCCGATACGACAGGCACAACGTCAGCGCTGAGTACGCTGGCAGCCGAGGGTAGAGCGGAAATCTTGATTGACATGGCAGCGGTCTATGTCTCGGTAATGAGGTCGTTGCCGCTCTCCGTGAGCAACACGTTGGCGTTTTCCGCTAGCAGGTTGGATACGGCAGCGGCCGGCCTGGGCTTTTGGTAGAGCGAGGTGAAGCGAGCCAACGCATCGGCGACATGATTGATTATGTAAGTCGGAGATGGCACGAGTCCGGTCTAGCGGGGCACGAGACCGAGCTCGCGCATGCGCTCCATAAAGCCCTGATAATCAGCCACTTGCTGCCGGCAGTGATTGATCACCTGCGTGCAAGCGTCTACGTCGTCGTCGTGAGATCCGGCCGGAAAAGAGGCTAGCGAGATGGCCAGTGCTTCGGCGATGGGGTGGCACCGTAGAAGAAATACCTGGTTGGCTTGGAAACTTGGCGCGGCCGCGTTGACCCTCGCTACCTTGCCGCCATCGGGATTGACCGCAACGATGCCCGAGATTTTGTCCCCGAGTACCGACATGACGGCTGGCCCGTTCGCCTTATCCTCGATAAGTGTCTCGCTCGTTTCCGGGTGATCCGAATGCATCTTTAGGATTGCTGCAATCGTCGCGGGCAAGTCGAGGTGCTCAAGGATGCCGTCTACAAAATAGAACCTAACGCCATCCGTTCGCCACGCCTGCCCCGCAACAAAGTCGCTCGTGTCGGAGCCCTTGAAGGCAAGGTCCCACGACTGGATGAGCTTCATTCCAAGTGCATCTTCGGGAAGGCGGTCTACCCATTGGATCCAATCGCTCTTGATAATCGCGCCGCCTTCCGGCACCGGACGTTGCTGTAGTTGTGCCTGCGCAGTGCGCGAAAACTGGCCACCCATATCGCGCTCAAGCTCACTGGTTGCCTGCTCGTTTGAGCGTTCAGGGCATAGCAATTCGCCTTCTGTGGTGCGCCAGTCCTTGGGATCAGCGTGGGCGCTTTCAAATCGCATCGGTAAGCGTCGTACGGTCCACCCTTGCCGCTCGAAATATCCGCTTAGGTCCTCAACGTGGATCCTCTGCATTGTGCAGACGCGTCGCACGGTATTGGGGTCACGACGACGACTGCTTAGTGTCTGTCGCCAGAAGACCTCGCGGCACCAGACAAGCGAGAGCGGAGTCACGTCCTTAGGCGCTATGGGATCATCGATAATGATGATGTCTGGGTGCTTGCCCATAATTTGCCCGGCAGTCGGGAACGCGTAGCGCCAGCCCCCGGCGCTTGATGCGCACTCGGCCACGGCTGCATTTGGCGCGCATCTCACGTGCGGCCAGCGCGCCTGAAACCAGCCATCGTGGATCAGCTTGAGGCTTTTTGTGGCGTCTCGAGTGGCGTTCGATAGCGAGTAGGAGAGGGACAAGATCACCAAAGATGGGTCTTGAATCCAGCACCACACCGGCCAGAGGACCGAGCAAATCGTGCTCTTGCTCATGCCTGGCGGAAGGTTCTCGACCAGGTTCCGAATGCGGCCGAAATAGAGGTCTTCGAGGTCTTCGCAGAGCACGCGGATGTGATCTCCGTCGACGAAAGGAACGCTCTCGATATGTCGCCAAGCAAGGCGCACGAATTCACGAAGCGATCGTCTTCCTAGTTCGGCGTCGAGATGTTCGATCGAAGGAAGATTCACGCGGCGAGTCTGGACAAAACCCACACGCGCTTTTCGGGAGGCAGCTTGTCCAAGCTGTTCAGCTCATCAATAGAGTATCTGGCCGCCAGCGATATAAGTTGTCCGAGGTTTGGGTATGGCGCAACACTGACGCTGGGAGCGCTGGGAGCAACGGAAGCGACCTTGCGATTGCGCACTGATTTCAGTTGTTGATGGCGCTTGGTTTCGGCCACGGCGATTGCCGGCGCACAGTACCTGGTGCGTGTGCCGCTGAAAATTGCAACGGCCTTACCGAGCTGCTTGGCGCCCTTGTAGATGCTCGGCCATTCGCTCTCGGAGATACCGGCGCTTGCGCAGATCTCACTTTTGGTGCGGCTCTCGTTTGTGACAGCGTTGGCAAGTCGATCAATGGCTTCCATGGGCAATTCCTCTAGTTCTTCGGGGTATCGTTGTCGGTCAATGGCGGCTTCGATGGGGTTCTCTCGATAGGCCTCGAGGGCCATCGCGTTCATGTGGCGATCGGCTCGTGGAGCATCTTCGTTTACGAAAATGAGCCCTATAGAATTCTTGGTTTGATCGAGCGCGCGTTGATTGATACCTAGCTCCTCTGCTGTCGCTGAGGGGTTGGCCCTCAAAGCGATAACAACACGGTCACGGTCGTGTTTGCGCAGCGGTATGCGCGGGAGCCGCAGCTCACGAGAGGCACGAGTGGCCTCCTGAACCTCATGCCGCACCCAGAAAGCGGCATAGGTGGATAGCTTGCACTTCTTGTCGGGGTCGAAACCCTTGACCGCACGACAGAAACCAATCATCCCGGCTTGCAACAGGTCGTCAAAATCTTCGCCGCTCTTCTCTTGTCGCGCAGCCTTAGCGGTGAGCTTGCGAATCATGCCCTGTTGTTTGGACACGATGAGGTTGAGCAACATCCGCTTGCGGTTTGGATCGGCTTCGACCCTAAATCGCGCAAGCTCTAATGAGACGTCCGCCACGGATAGGCAATGTGCCACACATGGCACACAATGACAATAGATTGGCAGTCGTGCCAATCTATTGGCAGACCTTTATAGGTACAGAGGCGAAAGCTTTGTAGGTATACAAAAGCGAAAGGCCCCTTTCGGGGCCTTGATCGCTTGACTGGTTGGCGGCGATTACTCGGTGCCGTCCATGAACGTGAGCGCCATCGGGTATCTCAAAGACACGCCACCAAAGCGCTTGTGACAGGGGACGATAAACGAGAGGTTCCGCGATTGCGGAGGGAACATCTCGAAGGGCTGCGGAACGATGGCTTGCATGTTCATAGGGTTGAACTCGCCAAGCAGGACACGCTCTTTGGCGCCCGCGCCTGCCGTGTCGAGCTGAGGCCAGAAGTCGATCTTCTTGAGCCAAGGCAACGACTGCTTCAAATACGCATAGACAGTCAGCATGTTGAAATTGTCGAGGCGCATGCTGGTGATTCGGCCCCAGCCCTGGGTACCGAGGAGCAACGTGTCAGGCACGTGCACCATCTTCGATTGCGTCGTGACCTTCACGTACATGTTCTGGATGTCGATCAACATCTCATTCGCCGTCGCGGTAGCCCACGTGGTGCCAGAGAGTTGCGTGCCCTTCGTGGTCGCGACGAGATTGGGGTCGTTGGCGAGGCCGGTGGCGAGGTTGGTACCGGCGAAGCGAGCGTCGCCGACTGCTGCCATTGCGTCGACTTTGCGCTCAATGATCGTCCGCGCGATCATGGCCTTGAGGCTATCGAGTGGCACCTGACCAAACGCAGCTGAACGAAGGTCTTGGACCGAGTACTGGAACGAAGCGCCGACCGAAACGATTTTGCCGATTGTCTCGAACGCAACGGTCTCCGCGTTGTGCAGCTCGCCGCCAAAGTCTTGAATGACGTCAGCGGTGCCGAGCTGATCGTACTGCATATACGAATGGAACTTCGCGCCGCTGTTGATCTCCGAGTTGATAGGGATGTGATCGGCGTAGCGAATGCCCGCATATTGAAACATGAAAGGCGTTGCGAGCACCTGGGTGAGCGATCGCGCGTGCAACGCGGTTTCGTTCGCGTCGAGGCGTCGGCCAAAGAATGGGCGACACAAGGTTTGAACGATATCGTTCCAGTCCCACCGAGCCATTGCAGGCGCGGCTGGTACGTGCGAGGAGTCGACGACGATTGCTTGATCTTCGATCATGACGATTGTCCTTTGCCGTTACGGCAGGTTGATCTCGAGCCAAGCGAGGTTGGCGATTCCGGTCGCTGCAGGGTCCGTCCACACGGCTTGCCCGTTGACGAACAAACCAATTTCAGTGCCCGCACCGGCGCTCACAGCGGTCTTCGTGAACTTACCGCGATCGACAGCGAGGGTGCTGGAGTGGTTGATGTTCGCTGCCGTCTGGTTGTCGGTAGAGACGACGGCTGCACCGGTAGTCGTGACCGCGATGCGGCCGCGGCGAAGCACACGCACGACGTCGCCGATCGCGTAGCCGCCAGGCTCGTCAGTGGGCGAGTAAACGGAGATACCGGCGAACTGCGCGAGGTTCTGTCCTGTGCTGAGAGGCAAGCGAACCGCTCGCCCCGTGGCGTCGAGTTCGACGCCAAGACCGTAGGGGATGGCGGATGCCGCGACGTACTCTTTGACGATGACGTCGTCTTGGCCGTCGGCGAGTAGGCCAGGAACGGCCACGGTGTTGAGCAGCGTGTAGGGTACAGTTTGCGGCATTGGATCACCCGTCCTTCTGGGCGTAGGATTTCGAGAATCGGCCTGCATCAGCCTTGGCCGACTCGCCGATCAACTTCGCGAAGGGGGACTCCACCGCATCGGCGCGTGGCGCTCCTGACGCTGCGTTGATGGTCGCTAGGCTCTTGCCGGACTTCTTCGCGCCCTCGAGTGCGAACTCGAAGCGGGCCTCTACGTAGTCATCGCTCTTGCCGTCTGCTCGGAATGAGTCGTCGACTGCCGTAATCGCTGCAATCTGAATTTCCCGGGCAGTGCCTTTCGAGTCGACGCGCTTGCCAACGAGGATGCTTGCACCCTCAATGAGTACAAATCGTTCTTCGACTAGTGAGTCAACGCGTTTGGCCGTGAGCTCGGCTGCGTCGGCTCGCTTGCCAAGCTCGTCAGCTTTCGCTTCGGCCGTGTCGGCTCGCTTTTTCTCGACAGCTACGAGGCCATCAAGTTCGGTAATGCGCTTTCGCGCGCTCTCGAAGTCGACCGTGATCGCGTCGAGACGCGCCTGCAAGTCAACCGGCTTCTTGTCTTTGGTCTCTTCAGCCATGCTCGCGGTATAGGTGCCGTCGTCACGCTGCTCGATCGGGTGACCGAGTTCGTCTTCAGCAACACCATCAAGTCGCAAGCGCACGTCAGCACCTGCACGCCCGGTGTTGGGTGCCAATAACGCGACGTGGTCATAAACGATGTCACGCTGCACACCGTCGTATGCCTGGCCCTGATAGGTGCCCGGCGTCGGGTCATACTTGCATCGGTAGCCACACGAGAGTTCCGAGAGTCGGTCGGTACCGTTGCTGTCAATACGTGCGAGAGTCGCCTCGTCCCGCACGACAATATCCGCCGCAACGAACTGGCGATCTGCTCGCGGGTTGCGAACGTCACCGACAGCAACTGATCGCCACGTGGACGGAGTCACATCGTCCACATGGCCTACCGTGACGACAGCGGTCTCGAGTGACGCGAGCGAGTCAGCGCGGAAGACTTCATCCGGCGTGCGGAGTTCACGTCGAGGCGAGCCGTCGAGGTTGCGATAGACGAATACGCCAGTGCGCGTGAGGGCGGCGGGGATCCGTGCGGCACCTGCCGGCGTGCGCATGTCCGATCGGATTCGTGTCCCGACGTCGACGCGGCGTACTATTTCGTCCATGGACGCGGTCTAGTGGGTGGCTAGACCCCGCGTGATGGCCGATTTACCCACGTTCAAGGCTCAATTTCCCGAGTTTGTCAGCCAGAGCAGTGCGCGAGATCCATTCCTGCAGTCGTTCTTGAACGCTGCGGCACTCGAGATTGACCCTGTTGTTTGGGGCAACATGACAGACCAGGGGATTTACTATTTGGCCGCTCACAAGCTGGCCATAAGCCCCTCTGGCAACTCAGCAAAGCTGATCCCGAAGACGTCGGGCTACCAGTCGACTACCTACGGGCAAGAGTGGGAATTGATGCTGTCGAAGGTAGCCTCGGGCTACGGCACGACGTGACCGCGAAGATCAAGATCACCGATAGAGGCTACGCGCGACTGCTACACACGCTCGAATCGATGAAGGCCGCTCGTGTGACAGTGGGCGTGCACGCGGCACAAGGCAACGCACAGCATGCTGTCGCCAGTTCGAACTCGAACGCGGCACCGGCTGCCGTCACACTACTCGACGTTGCAGCGTGGAATGAATTTGGGATGGGAGTGCCGGAACGACCTTGGCTGCGCGGGTGGTTCGACCAGAACACCACAAAGAACCAAAAGACGATCGCCACCATCGCAAAGAGCATACTGCAAGGAAGGCGATCCATTGGCGATGGACTCGAGGCCATCGGCGCTCGCTTCGTCGGCGAGTTGCAGCAATGGATCTCGGACGGCAGCCACGTGCTGCCTGACGCTGCAAGCACCGTGAGGGCGAAGGGCTCCAGCGTCCCGCTAATTGACACCGGCCAGCTAAGGACAAGCATCACCTATACGGTGCGGCTCACCGGCTAAGGCGACGAGCCTACCGCCGCGACAGTCCAGCGCTGAGTTTGTGCTGTGATTGTGCCGTTCGGACTGCCATTGCCAGTGGCAACAATCGTCCAGCGCTGCACCGAGCTACCAAGAGCGCCGTTGGGTGCGCCACTCGCAAGGGCTGAGTCAAACGCGACGATTCCCGCGTCCGCCGCGCCGCCAAGCGTGCCTGTTCCGGTCACACGCTTGATGCAGCCATCGCTTGGCAGAGACTGATCGTCGAACTGAGAATAGCGCATGGTCATGTCGAGTATTGCAACGCTGATTTGCCGCGTGTCGATCACCATGCGCGGCGGAACGATGATGTCGCCAACGGCGCTGACCGCAGCCCTGAAGGCGTCCATCGTTGCTTGTGCCGTCGAGGAAAAGATGCGTGTCCGCACAAGCTCTAGGATATCTTCGGCGAGCACGTCCGAGAGAGGTCCGTGTGATTCGTAGCGAATGGATATCGGCACCTCGCGCGCACCGCGAAGGCTGGTGGTCAGTGACCCGCCCGCGCCTTCAATGCGGTTTGTATCGTCCCATCCGTGTTGGTTGACCGCGGTGCTCGAGATGGTGAGCAGGCCATAGGCGCCCTGGCCATCGATGGTCCACACCGCCGGGCTTGGCTCGCCGGCCCACACGACTTGGCCTGGATCGAGGCCCGTGAGTGAGGCGATGAGCGCCTTAATTCTCGCGCGGGGAACCGCGATCACTTAGGTCACCGTGACGACGACTCGCGTCGGGTCGAACAGAGCGATCGCAGTCGCGGCGATAATGATGTTTGTAGGGGCTACGGGCGAAGGTGCAGTACCGATCGCAAATGCGCTGACATCCAGCACGCCCGCCACGCCGAGAGCGATGCCCTCGACTGCGAGCGAAATCACGTTTTGACCGACCTTTTGCATGATGGCGCCGAGGGCTGCCTGCACTGCAGTCGCGCCTCCGGTGAATGTCGCAGGGTTGGTTACGACGGTGAGCGATACGTAGATCAGCACCTGCGTTGCGCGATCGAACCGCACCGTTTGTAGCGCACCCGTTGAGTCTGGCGTGGTCTGCACGGTAGATCCGTCGGCGTAGATACCTGCGGGCTTGTCCGCCCAGATGACTGCCGCGATGGCTGCATTTGTTGCAGCGGGGCTTGGGCCATCCCAGATGATTGCGCGGAACGCTTTGCCGGGTATGCCGTTCACGTCGGGAAGTAGAGTCGCATTTTCAACTACGCTGACCTGGATAACGCCCGCTACCTGAAGGAGGTCCGTACGAATGCTGTCGACCGTCGAGGCTCCTGCAAGCGTGAGTTCGTTCACGCGGCGAATACGCAGCGCCGTGTCGAGCTCGACATTTGTGCCGGGTGTCGCGGCGAGTGGATTCGTCGCGGTTGCCAGGCCCGTGACGGGTGAGGTGATGACTGTGAGGGTGCCTGCGCCAGCTTGCAGCGGCCCGGTTGATGTCGCGATAAACACTGCGCCTATAAAATTGCCCGCAGCATCCAAAGTGATTACATCGCGATTGCGCCAGGTGTTGGCAGGCTGGCCTGCGACGTTGAGTGTGATTTGGTTAGCGGTGAAGGATTGGGTGGGTGTTCCAGTGAGCGTAGCGAGGCAAGTGCTTGCCTTGGCTCCTTTGCGTTTGGTGCCGCTGAGAGCGCACGCCGCGTCGAGTTGAGCGCCCACTGCGCCAGCGGGGTCGAGGCCCGCATAGATCACGCGAGCGAGCTCCCAGAGCTCGGCGAGCTTGCTCGCCTGGATGCCGTTGAGTTGGCCGAGGACCTGGTCGGTAGATAGGTCGATTGCCGGATCAATCTGCGTCTTCTCGTCGGTTTCCATCAGCGTACGCACGTCGCTTGTGAGAGCGGCGTTGAAGCCAGTTGGTACGAGGCCGAACGTCACGACGCGCCGCTTTCGTCGACAATATAAGGCTGCCCTCTGCCACCGGTGATGATCGCGCCGTTGTCGTATTGGGCGACGAACGATAGGCCGATAGTACGTCCTGCCGGGTCGTAGTTTGTGGTGAGCGAGAGGAGTTGCCGAACGCCGGGCGTCTCGCGGATGATCTTCTCGTACATCCGCCGAATGGCGTCGATATCCGGGTTTTTTACGAGAACTAGCGTGAAGATTGGGATGCCTTCGCGCTGATCGAGGAACCATTCGCCGAGGAACAGCGAGAGGCGCGTGTAGATTTTCTGCGCGCACTCGTAAGCGCCGGTGAGTTTTGTTAGGCGGCCACCTTGGAGGTCGAGGTCACCATACTGATCGAGTCCGAGGGTCGTCACCCGGTCGGTCTAGCTACTTGGCCTTTACTTCTGTTGCCGCGACCGAGGACGGCACATAGGGCGTCCCGTAAAGTACGGCAGCTCCGCCGCCGGCAGCCGTTGCGCTGGCAAGCGTCGTTTGAATCTTTGTAAGTTCAGTGGCCACTTTGGATGCCAGTGCCACGAAGTCAGTAGCCGACGCGCCAAGCTTGATATTCGTGTTGTCGATTCGGACTTGAAGGTCCGAACCGTCCTTGCCGAGGATCATTGTGTTTGCTCGGGCGCCAGCATCACCAGCCGCCATTTGCGTCACGTCCGGGAAGAAGCCTGGGATACAGACAGGGTGGCCGATCGAGAGGCGACGAGCGTCCGCGGGCTTGCTCTTCTGGCCCGTAGCTCGCCATTCTGCGGTGCTCGTCTCGCTGAAGATCACGAGCACCATATCTCCGACGGCGAGAGGCAGAGTGATCACGAAGCCACCAGCTCGAGGCCACACGACGGGCACGGCCGGCAGCACGGGTGGATCTTCGTAGGTGCGGTTCTGGTCGTCGTCCCACGTCGAGAGCGAGACCTGCAACTCTACGTCTGCAAGGTTTTTGGTGGCGTCCCAAGCCGCTACTTTGCCGGGGAGGCACGTGTGCAGTTCGTTGACCGTGGCACGCGACGACTTGCGCAGCAGTTCGGGCAGTGTGCGCGGGCGTTCCATGCTCGTGGGCTAGTGCTTTCGGCAGTGCAGGTCGACGAACCAGTCGTTGCCGTGAGTGTCTCCGGAGTACTGTGACTCCTCAATCCGAAAGTCGCCTTGCAGGAGCCTTCCGTTGATGCGCACGAGTCGACCTGGGGTGAGGTCGGGAGCGATGAGCGCACGGCAAGACATGACGCCTTTGCTGTCAACTGTTGGGGAGCCGATGAGTCCCGTTGCGGCTGACAACACGACCGCGGTCGACGATAGTGCTTGTCCGTTTGGCAAAACCTGCAACGCGCCGTCTTGGATCGACCACTCGAGACCAGCTCCACGGGTAATCGAGTTCAGCGCGTCGCTTGCCGCGCCGTGAATCACCGTTGCTACGCCGCCCAGGCCTTGCGTGGCGATGGCTTGTGGCAGGTTCCCTATCCCGACACGCATGCTCTTGGCGACCTGCGTGAGGATGTCTTGAGGCGTCGCATTCGACGGCATTGAGATGCTCGCTCGAGAGCTTGCGATTGCCGCTTCCTTGTCGCCTGTGGCGATGGTGGTGACGATATCGGCACCGTCGATTTCGGACCAGGCGAAGCGTACTTCGCCGGAGAATATTGCGTGTGGGGTCGGCTGATATCCGGCACTGAGAATCACGTTGAGCGTCTTGGGTGCCTCGAGGCGCTTGCGTGTTGCGGGCGCGAGATTGCGGACGGTAATTTCTGCCTGATTGGGTTCTGGCTTGAGGTTCTTCGTCACCCGAAATGTCATTGCCAGTTGAGACACATCGGTGCCGTCAATAGTTAGCGACCAAGAGCGGAGGAACTGACTCATATTGGATCGTAGTAAACGAGCACGCATCGCGCGTTCTCGCCGAGTTCGCCGATGTCAGGTGGGTCGGTATTGGTGGACTTGGACACAGCGATGATGGCTCCAGGAGGCATGCGTGTATCCCAAGCCCAGCGCGAGAAGAGTTGCCAACCACATACGACGGGTACGCCAGACGCGAGCAGTGTGCCGTCGTCTAGAGCCAAGTCGACGACAAAATGATTACTGCGTTGCTGGTAGCGAAACGTGAAGACGTAGTTGATACCGCTGAGGGTGGCTCGCTGAGACCAAAATGAGGTCGTCGAGTCTGTCGGTATGACGCGCGGAGTGGTCATTTTCCTGAGCCTGTCGCTGCATCATAGAGGAAGGCCGCAAAGGATCGGTCGTCGGTAGCCGTCACAGCCTTAGGTTGCTGAGTTCCATTGTTCTTCGGCAGTTGTCCGCGTGGCTGTACGGGTTGCGGTACCTGTACGCTTTTGGTTTCGACGAGTCGCAACTGCTTGAGTGATACGGAGATGCCAGCGCCCGTGCCGCTTTGCGCATCGCGCTTCATGGACCACTTCTCGATCACCATGCTCGGGTAGACGGCTGCCTTTGTGATCACCGAAAAGACGTACGCATCGTTGCGCAGCTGCTCCAACATCTTGTGCACGTCGGCAAGGCGGTTGAAACGCTGCGTGAACTGAAGCACCTGCGCGGTGGCAGAGAGAGGATTGCCGTGTCCACCCGTAAGCAAAGCCTGCACGTTGTTTGTGATCGAGAGCGAGAACGTGTTGGGCGTCTGCGCGCCCGCTACTATGGGTCGCTTGTACGTCGAGAGGTCCGTCACACCGAGAAAGCCACCGTATTGCGCGGCGATTCCGTTTGGCGAGTTGTAGTCGATAGGCTCGTTAGACAGCCACATGTCGAGCTCGAGCTTGTCGAGTTCGGTGCGGTAGTGGTCGCTGATGTTGGCCCCCGCTTCGACCGGGTGCTCAGTGACGGTCGACGTGTGTTCGTGCGATTCACTCGTCACGCATTCCCAAAATAGAAACGAAGGATAGCGGCCGATGGCGCCGACGGGGTTGACCCCAGAAAATCCACTGCCTAGGTCGAAATAGGCGCCACGGCTGCTCTCGGCGATGGGCATCAGCCGCTCCCTGGAACAGCGGCAAACGCTGCGCTGTAAGTGTGGCCTTGTTTGACTCCTTCACGCGTCGCGTCCTTGACCTTGTTTGGATCTGCGGGTCCGTAGAAGTTGTTATTCACCTCGGTTTGATTGCTCACGTTCGCCGTGTGCGAAGCAGCTCCGCCGCCTACCTGCGATCGCGGAACGAAGGCCGCTCCACGCGCCGCGCCACCTGTAGAGCCCTGCCCCGTCGGCGACGCATCTAAGATACCGAGCTTTTGGCCGGCAGACGTGATGCCGTTGATCAGGTCCGCCGCATGATTTGCCGCAGACTCGAAGTTCTTGGCGATGGCCTCGACAATGATCGCCTGCCCTTTCAGTTCGTCCGTGACGAGTGAGAGAACATCGATCGTGTCGTCACCGAACGTGATTCCCATGGCAGCGCCCAGCCGTTCGATGGCTGCTTTGATGCTGTCTGTCGCTGCCGATGCCGTTCCAATCGACGTCGAGATGCTATCGAAACTCGACTTGAGTCCGTCGACAATCGTTTGCGTCGCACCGACGCCGAGCAGTCTATCGATCAGCCGACGAGTGATCGTGTCGCCACCGTCAAAGGTCTTCCATAAGTCTTCGGCCGCAAGCACAAGCAGCGCGAAGATGGCGACAGCAACGATGACCTCAATGTTGAAGAGCGCCCACACCGCGAGCGCCACGCCCGCAATCACCGCTACAATCTCAAGTACCCGCTGCACGCTGTCACTGCTCTTGGCGAACTCGCGGAATACTCCAATCCCTTGAGTCACCCAGCCTACAACTTTGGTGAGTCCAGGCACGAGCGCGGCGATAAGCTCCGTCGAGAGCAATCGTCCCGAGAACTTGAGGCGATCGAGCTGGTCGTCAGCATCGGCCATGGCCTTGACGCTCGCGCCACTCAAGCCGCCGCCAAGTGCGTCGAACTCTGCTGAGAGCTTCGATACGCCTGCCCCACCCTGTTTGAGCAGCGGGATGAGTGCCGCACCGCCACGGCCGAAGAGCTTCATTGCAAGCGCGGTCCGCTCACCATCGGTGCCCAGCCTTTGAAAGCCGTTGGCCATGTCTGGCAACAGGTCGACCGCCGGGCGCATGTTGCCGCTCGCGTCTCTCACCGACACACCAAGCGCGGCGAAGTCGTCTGCGCCCGTTCCTGCGCCGCTTGCCGCTTCGCCCAAGTGCTTGTTCAAGAATTTGAGCGATGTAGACGCATCGTCTTCGCTCACGCCCGAAAGCTTGGCGGCGTACTGGAAACGTTGCAGCTGCTCAGTGGTGACCCCGAGCTGCTGCGCAGTGTCGTCGAGATGGGCGGTGGTCTCAATCGTGCTGGCCGCAAACTGCCCGAGTGCCCGGATAGCAAACACGCCAACGAGCTTGGTCGCAAGACCGGACAGTGCGCCCTCGAAGGTTGAGACCTTCGTCTGCGCCTTGTCGAGACTCTTGGTATCGACAGCGATCCCAAAGCTCGCCAACAGTTCGCGTAACGCGTTCGCCATGTCTTCGGTCTATGTCCTTGCCCTGGCATCTTCGGCGGCTTCCGCCTCGGCCAACTCGAGAGCGTCCAGCACGTCATGCGCCTGCATCAGGTCTTCAAACGACCACTGGTCGATATCTTGTAGCGACACGGTCATCTTGGAGCTCGTCACGATGCGCCACACACGCCAATCGATGTGGTCGGGCAGTTCGAGCTTTACAGCGCCGGCTTTTCGGCGGGCCCGCTCGAAACGGGCGCGGTTGCGCTCGCCAACTTCTCCCCCAGCACGGCTAAAAAATCGCCGAAGTTCACCTCAAAACAGAAGCGAAGCCAACCGACCATCTCGAGTTGCTCACCTGCGAACGTCGCATCGGCAATCGCCTTGGTGAACACGCTTGGTGGCTGACCTGGATGGATCGACGCTCTTGTGCACGGGCAGAATGCATCGAAAAGGTAGTCAATATCAGCGTCAGTGAGGTTGCCCAGGACACCGGCAACGGCTTTGAGCACCTCCATCTCTACCGCCATACCGCGCTTGATGTCGATCGTACTGAGCACGGGTGAGATGCGCCCGAACACACGCGCGAGAAGCTTGCTCGCGGCACGTCCACCGAGGGGCGTGACTGTGTATTCGTAGCGTCCGATGGTCTTGGATTGCGGGTCATGCATGCGCAAGGTCTAGCGCTCACACCTGGAAGTTGCCACCGTCGAAGCGGCGCAAGTCGGCCACCATAATGATCCACTCGCTATCGGTTTGCTCGCGGTCGAGCTCTACGTCAGGGTCCTTATGGACCCAGCCGCGAGCGCCGGCGAACAGTGCTCGGCCGCTGAGGTCTTGGAGCAAGAACGGACCGACACCCGCGCCGTTGTCGGCCGCGTCGTCGAGGTTGATCAGTGCTGACAGCTTGTCGTTTGCGGCGCTCGAGCGGGAGAGTTTGATCGAGACCTTGTGCAGCTTGTCGAGCGCCTTGCTACGCGTGATGCTGCCGTCAGTACCCTTGTGGACAATGAAGCGCCCATCGTTGTCGCGTTCGATTTTGACGAAGCTGCCATCGGCATACCCGCTATCAATCGAGATGGCTGCAATCGACAGCACGACCTTGTCCGCCGAGTAGATATATAGATCTCCTGCGCCCATGCACGGGGTCTAGGTACCTGCGCCCGCGATTAGAGCGTCACTGTCACGCTGATGCTCGCCGTCTCGATTGCACCCGCGAGCTGCCCCGTGGCCGCGAGGTTCGGCAGCAATCGATTGCCCTTCGTGATTGAGTCGATCGTCGATACGTCGGGGACCTGCACTTGCGATGACCCTGGCGTAAGCAGCAAGCTTTTCTCGGCGTCATTGAGCGCAGATTGCACCGCGCCTCCGACGAGCGCGGCACCCTTTTGCGTGTAGGGCACCTTGCTGGAGTTGACAAACAAAGCGTACGTGCGGACCTGGCAGTTACTGCTTAGCCAATCAACACCACGCACGATATCGATATGCTCGCCCGAGCCTACCTTCGTTCCTTCGGTGACGTTGATGTTCGCGACCTGCTGATAGGTCGTCGCGTTCTTCGCCAAAATGGTCGCGTACTCAGTCGCATTGAGGTTGTCGGCCAGGACCCCCGCAAGAGTCTTGTAGCTCCAGGTCTCGTTGCCCGGCGTCGGCGTACCCGCGAAGCGATTGCCTTGTAGCGCACCGCCGCTGTAGCCCATCGTGTCCTTGCCACCGTACACAACGCCCGTGTAGCGGTAAGCGGCTGCCTTGACGACGCTAGCGATATTGAGCGTGGTTTCGGTGCTGTCCGCAACGTCGGCTTCGCTGCTCTGCACAACGAATAGCTTTTTGTTGGCCTCAGTCCACACGGCAGCCGCTGCGATTTCCGCCTTGCTTTGCGAGTCAATCGACAGACCATACCAGTTCGGATCCTCGACGAGGATTGCAGCAAGGTCGGTCGCGATGCCAGGGTTAGCCGTGGCATCGGTGAGGTACAGGTTGATGCGGGACCAAAGCCGAAAGCGGTTGAGAGTCGGGGTTGCGGGACTTGCGATCGTAATGGTGTCGACAGCCGATGCTGTCGTTGCAAAGCCCGACACGGCAGCGATGAGCGCGGCGAGGGCAGTCGCCACCGTGGTGGTCGTCGACGCGCCTGGAACGGTGTACGTGATGATCGTCGAGACTCCGCCCGGGGTTACGAGAGTGATCGAATAGACATCGCCGGTCGTGGCGCTCAAACATTTCAGCTTGATAGTCTGCGTCGGAGGAAGCGCGCGGCGGCCAATCTTCACGTTGGGGACGCGAGGGTTTTGCGCGAACACTGAGGACGCCCAGATATACGCGGGGTCGCTCACTAGCCAACCGTCGGTAGTCATAGCCGCCGTCGATCCATAGGTCCGCACGCGGTTCGTGAACGCTGCGGGTACCTTGCTCGCCGCGAAGAGCGGCACACCGAATCCGGGTGCGCTTGGAGTGGCGGTGTTGGCGACGACGGAGACCGCTACGATATCGTTGATCGACATGCGCGGGGTCTAGGGCAGTCGCTCGCCTACTTTGTGATTGCCGCGTGCACTTGCTTGAGCAGCTTTGCGGGGCTCGCACGCCAGGGCAATTCGCCAGACAGCGTGTGGCAGTGCGTGACCGCTGCATGCAGGTAGCGAAGCGTAAATTCCTCCACCGTCTCGCAATCGAACTTCGCCTTTGCGGCGTCGAGTTCGGCAGGCGAGAGCGAATGCAGCGTGCGTGTCGCAACTGCAATCACTCCGCGATGGTGTCGCGAGTCACGCGCCCGCTTGCCGGCCTCGGTCTGGGGAGGCGAATCGAGATTGACGAGTACGCCCTGCTCTGCAGACCGGTACGCGTGATGCTCGCCGCGCTCTTGCTCGTCAAGCACTTCGCCGGGCTCGGTGCCTTGCGCTTCGTGGTACCACGCACGCAACTCGTCGAGTGTCATGTGTCCGCTCATGTCGTGCGGTCTAGTGGCCGGCGCTCACTGTTTCATGAGGCTCCGCTTACCGCACCACTGGCACTCCCGTTGTCGCCTCTCGCGACACACCATGGCGAACGCACGACCGAAGAAAGGTCTAGCGACTCAGGCGGGGAACGTAACGGTGCACGCCGTGCACTGCACCGGAGTGCCAATCACGATGCTCGTCGTGTTCAGGTTCAGGTCTGCGCCGGCGATACCTACTGAGCCCTGCATCACGACGGTTACGCCATCGCTCTTGAGCGCTCGAAAGAAGGTTGCCGTGCCCGTTGCCGCCGCCGCTGCTGCTGCCGTGATAGCGTTGGCCACCTTGCCTCCCGCAGCTGCACCGCCGAAGCTTATAGCGCCAAACCGCAGTTCTGCGAGCAACACATTGCCGCTAAGCGCCGTGTCGGCGTTGTTCGGAACCACGCCGCTGTAAATCCTCAAGTACCCCGTGTCGCACGCGGGGCTGAGTCCCGCGTCGAGTGCCAGGTTCCGTTGAGCGACTGCGAGCGAAACCGTCATCCGAGTTCGTCCCACTCGAGATAGCCGTTAAGCAGCGTGCCAGCCGGGACCGCAGCGCCGTTCCACGACAGGTGCAGCCCCTCGCCTACGCCGCGTAGGACGGGAGCAGTGCCATCGCGCCAAAACTCCCACACCAGCGAGTTGCCCACTGCGGGAGACGCGGTAAGGCCCAGCTTGGACGTACGCACGTTGCCTTGCGACGTCCCGAGGACGCCGGGGTTAGCGGTCCACGTATTCGCTGACGCGGTCGCTGCAATGTCGGTGCTGTCGTATCGCGGCACGACAATCGGCGTGCTCGCACCGCCAGTGTCCGCCGTCGTGCGCTTGATGAGCGACACGTCAACCACCGCAGCGGCCGTTGCCACACCGAACAACTCGACGCGGAGCAGGCGGATGTTCTTCGTCGCTGAGCCGATGAGCGACACGAAGTCAGTCGCGGTAGCCACCGGTGTGAGTGCCGAAAAGCTCGCCGAATAGGCCATCAGGTTGCCCTGCAGCACCATGCCGTTGACACCCTGGACGATGCCCATCAGCCCTTGGCTTTCGTTGAGCTCGGGACAGGCACGGAGACAGGCACGGGCTTCAGCGACTCGATAAACGCGGCATACGACGACGCTACGCCACTCTCCACGGCTTCGGTCAGTGCCTGGACGATGGCCAACTCAAACTCGTCCTCACTCGAGCAGTTCGCGACAATCTTCGCCTGCTCGAGGTCGGAAGGCGTCATGCTTTGGCGCAGCTCCATTGCGATGGACGTAGAGCGATCGTGTTTGTGAGCGTCAAACCACGCTTTGAGGTCGTCGTGTCCCATGGCGGCCGGTCTAGGGCTCTGTCTGTCGTGCGCCCTTGACGATCAGCTCGCGCATTGTGTTGATCTCTTCGGTCGTCAGCTTCGCCCAGTCAACGGGCGACGTGTCAACGCTGCCACTCAGCGCCACCTTGGTCGTCACAAGCCCCCGCAGTTTGGAGTCAAGTATGATCCACTTCAAAAGCATGCCGGCGGCCCCTCTGGCGTTCCGCAGCGGCGGCCTGGCAAGCGGTCGCCACACCTCGATCTGCTCTGCCACTCGCGCCAGCTGCAACGCTAGCGACTCCTGAGCAATCTCCGCCGGCCTGGCAAGGTACTTTTTGCACACGTCGTTGACCGTCGAAACGCCAACGTCGAACTCGTCGGCGATGGCTTGCAGCGTCCGGCCGTCCTTGCGCCGCTCCCATATTGCAGTGTTGCGATCGGCCCGGTTTGCGTCGTTTGTGGCGTCTTTCCCGCGCCGATGTGGTTTTGCGGCTGTCATGTCTTCGGGTCTAGCTCAATTTCAAAGGCATTGAGCAGCCTCTGTTACAGGCAGCTCGCGCTGGAGAGCTGC